TCCTTGAGTATTGTAGAACGGGAACAGGTCCGAGCCGTCGTTAAGGCGGAACGTGGAATAGAAGTTATCCACACGCTCGCGGTCCGCCATCCGGTACAGCTTGAGCAGCATCTCGTATTCCGCCTTGGCCGCGCCCATCAGATACTTGAAATCCGGCCCCTGCGCACGCGGTGCCAGCGTCTTGTTCGCCTCCGCCCATTCGTAGGCGTAGACGCGGGCGAGCGCCAGCACACAGTCCTCGCCGACCGCGAAGGGTAGCGTGTCGGTGGGGTTGACGAGATCCGTGCCAGCGCGGGTGCCGTAGAGTTGATAGTTGAGGTTGAAGGTCGGCGCGCCCCATAGCTCGAACCTCAGCGCGCCGAGGGTGGCCGAGGAGGGATTCGCGTCGTTGGCGTATGGTACGACGTCGGTCGGAATCCCGTACCACGTCCGCTGCGGATCGCGCATGTCGAGATCGCGGCGGGTATAGCGATCCGTGTACAGCGAGCGGAAGTCGGCCATGTCGCGGACGGAGATCCACGACTTGAAGTCGGTGATGGGGGAATTGGAGACGGTGGGGATGTAGTAGCACTGGTATATCTGGAACGCGGCGGAGGTGGCCGAGCCCTCGCCAAACCAGCGGTCGAGTGTCAGCGTGGTCAGGCCCGCGCTGGGCGTGTTGGTCTGGTAGTTGTAGATGTCGTAAAGGCCGGAGGAGGCCACGCGGAACTGGCGCTGGGTGATCACGGAATAGGGCTGCGCGGTCAGTGCGGCGGCGAGGGCCGTCGCGTCTCCGGCGGATAGCACGGCCAGGTTGGATCCCTGATTCACTGTCACCGAGGACCCAGTGTACTGCGGCGGCGCGATCCATTGCCCGTTGAACAGGAGGAAGGACCACAGGGAGCGCTCGCGGACGGTGCGCCATGCACGGTTGATCAGCGTGCCAGAGTAGGCAAAGGGCAGCTTCGGCACGCTGCCCCGGAGTTCCGTTCGCATTGAGAGGAACGACATTCCTACTCCCTGTAAAAAAGGCGCGACCGAAGCCGCGCCAAGCCCCTATGGCAACAACACTGGTTAGACCAAGTCCGCCGTGAGCCGCACGTACTCCGCGTTCAGGTTCGTGGCGGCGCTGACCTCGGTCGATTTCGTGGTGAACGCGGCGGCCGTGGTGAACCATTGGATCGTCACGCGGCTCGCAGCGCCTGCGGCAGGGATGTCGTTCGCCTTCGTGGGCATCACCTGCACGATGTAGTTGCCGGAATTGGAATATCCGGTCCACGACGCGCCTACGGTTTCGAAGCCACCGAATCCTAGGTCCGAGGCGTTGATGATGTCGCCTGCGCCCGTGGAAGAGTTATAGGCGACATAGGACACCGGCCCGTAGTGGTCGAACTTCTCCGTCGGCTTCGCGCCCGGAGGTGCGGGCCATCCCGGTAGAGGTTGATTGATTGCGTTCGCCATTTATAGTCTCCCAAATCCACGCCAGATAGAAACCTTGGAAGCGGTCGAGGTGGCGGGAAGGCCAACCGCTGTGCCCACCAATGCGGACAAAGTGACGACCCCCACCACGGCCCCACAATCAAAGCAAGAGGCAACCGAGGAGCTAACCTTCACCGACACCCAGTTGCCAGCGGCGGTAGCGGTCAGTGCGGAGTCGAACAGACAGGTAGCCATGCCACCGATCTGAATCCAGCCATAATTGTTCTTGGTGATCACGTTGATGTAGACGCCCAAGAAGTAGGACGGGATCGCGGTCGTCGGTTGCGCGTCGCTGTAGGCCACGTAGGACGTGGTGTTCGGCGACGTGGGCGCAAGATTGCCTACGTCAGCGGCTTTGTAGAATGCCGCAGCACCCAGCACGGGAATCTGCGTGGTGTACGTCGATTGCACGTACATATACATCCCGCCGTAAAGCGTGCCGATCGTGGTGTCCGACAGCGCCGAGGCCGTCGCGTCATCGAGGATGATGCGGTCGCCCGGCTGCGTCTGGATGCCCTGCGACGCGGTGACGTTGGTCGGCACGTATTGGATCTGGCCGCCGACAGTGACGTCGTTGACGTCGTTGAGGTACGCCGCGGTGAGGAAGTCGCCTTGTTTTGTAAACCATCCGCCTGCCATGGTAAGTCTCCTTTAGAATCCAGCGCCGTACATGCCGACGTTGTCGCGCGGTGAAGTCGTGTACACGTTGATGCCCACTTTGAAGAATCCCACAACGTTGTCCGCGTTGGTCTGCGACCGGATCCACGGCGTGAAGTTGAAATTGTATTCCGGGTCGTTGGTCGGACGGACCTTCCAGCCCTTGGTGCGGATCCAGAAGAACGGCTCGCCGGGGTTGATGGTCGTCGCGGACGGGAGATTGGAAATGTTGTTCTGCGACGAGGTCAGCGTCGCGGACGTGAAGGTCGCAGGCTTGATCGCCGTGGTCTGCGACAGGCCGGAGGGCAGCAGGTTGCCGTATTTCGTCGACGGGCAGAGTTTGTCCACCATGATCAGCGCGTTCATCACGCGGATGCCGACCATGCCCATGTTGACGTCTTGTTCCTCGGCGTAGCGCTGCTTCGGCTCCAAGCGTTCCAGCAGGTAGGCGTAGAGGGCCTTGTTGCAGATGCCGAGGTCAGGTTCCTGCACGCAATTGAGATAGGCCTCGACGAGGGGCTTGTAGGTGATTTGGCCGGTCGCGCCAGTCTGCGTGCCGAGCCATATGGGAACCGAGTTCAGCGTGACGCCCACGGATCCGTTGCGGGTTTGGCCGCCGTAGGTCGTGAAGACGTTGCCGTCCCAGGAGTTGTAGATGCCGTCGTTAAGAGCCTCGGAGAATCCGTTGATGTAGATGACGCGGTTGGTCAGGATGTTCGACGAGGACGCCTGGCCGTGGTGGAAGATGTCGATGCCGAGATCCGTGTTCGCCGCCTGGACCGCGTTGGTCATGTAGGCGTCGATGATTTTCACTTTGGCTGCGGGTCCGGCGTTGATAACGCCGACCTGCCAGAGGTTGACCGGGATCTGCTCGATGTACTCCTTCGGCACGAATCCGGTCGCGGCCAGGATCTGCTTCTGCATGACCGTGATGTCCGAGCCAGGAGCGATCGCGCCGCCATTGACGCGCTGGTACTGGAATGGCGTCTGCATGATCGTGCCGCCGGCGTACTCGTCGAGGGCACCGGACAGGCGGAGCTTGCGGAGGGTGGTCGTGTCCACGAAGAAGTTGTCCTGGACAATGTCCTCACGGAGTTCCGCCAGCGTGGTTGCGCTGATCTGGTCGAAGCTGGGATCCGTCCACTTGCAGATCGTGTTGAGGATCTGGTGGAACCAGAATGTGATTAGGAATCGGAACAAGCCGTTCATCGTGTCACCTCTCCTGAAAGTCGTCGCCGCGTCGCCGCGAGCGTTAGTTCACTAGCCCAGCTTTATCCAGCGCCGCCACGGCCTTGTTCATCCGCGAATTCTCCCGCTCGGCGTCGGAGCGCTGCCATGGCTGCTTCTCGGCAGCGGATACCACGCGCGCGGTGAAGGGCGTCGAGGAAATCCGAGGCGTCGCCATCAGCGGGTTCGTCTCGGGGTGCGCCGACTTATATTCGGTAACCGCCTCAGCCTTGATCCGCGCCTCGTACTCGGACTTCTCTTTCGCTGCGCGTGCCTCACGGGCGGCAGGGACGCCGAAGCGTTCCTCCCACAGTTTCTCAAACGGCACCTTATGCTCCTTGGCTTCCTGTCGCAGAGCGCGGAAGTTGAGGCGCTTCGAGGGATCGTTGCCGAACAACGCTGCGTGTTCGTAAGCAATGTCTTGGACAGTGGCGATCGCGTTGCCCTCCTGCTCAACGGCGCTAAGGAAGGTGTTGCGATCCACATAGCCTTCGAGCGTCTTCGGGTCGAATCCGTTCGGCTCGGGCGTGGTTTTCGTCGATCCCGGCTCCATCCGCTCGGCGACTTCGATCAGGCCAAGTTCGCCCATCTTGGCGATCCGCGCGGCTGCGGCAGCGGCTTCGATCTTGGCGGAGTCGCGTTCGCGCAGGTAGGCCTGGTTCTGAGTTTCGACTTCGGTCGCCCACTGCTGATTGCGCTTCACCAGGTCATCGGCTTTGCGTTGAGCCTCGATCGCGGCGGCGACCTGCGCCTGCTGCTTGTCGAAGGCTTTGCGCGCGACAGGAGTGTCGAGGAGTTTAATGTCCTCGGGACTGGCACCGTTCTCGGCGAGCAATTCTGCGAATGTCATGGTCAGTCTCCTTTACACATGTGGTGGTGTTGCTGGCGTCGGCGCGGGTGTCGGTAGCGGCGTTGGCGGTGGCACTGGTTTCGGCGCGACCGCGACTGGAGTCGGAGTCGGCGTCGGCGCTGGAGGCACAGGCGTCAGTGGCGGCGGGTTGTAGGCGACAATGCCCATCGCCTGCTGCACGGCCTTGACAGCCTCGTCGATCAACTTCGAAGTTTCGGGGAAGCGTTTCGATACCGCGCGCAGCGATCCCATCGCGGCGGCGAATGGATGGACTCCGGTGTAGAGGTCCTCGCCACGGGCCACCACGGCGGCGGCAGCGGTCGCGGAAGCGTCGCGGGCAGCCAGTTCCGCGTCCACGGCGCGTCGGTAGGTTTCATTCGCCAGCAGCGGCGCTAGATCCGAGGTGCTGGGACCAGCCACCTGAGCGATAAAGGATTGCAGGTTGTTCGTTGCCATGATGATCCTCCGTTACTTCTTGCCCATGCCCTTGCGATTCTTCTTCGAGGACGATTCCACCCGCTTGCGGAACGCGCCTTGCTTCTCGTGGACCAGCTTGTGCTTGCTGTGCTTTTTCGCCATCTGAGTCTCCCTTATGCCGACGGTGCGGGCGGTGCCGCTGGCTCGGTCGGTTTCGATCCCGCCATGACCTTAAGTTGGACATCGCGCATCAAATCATTTATTTTGCTAATCGCCGGCGCGGCTGCGGGGAAGTCCTGTCCCAGCTTGCGCAACGCCTGCACCGTCTGAATCACCAGCCGCGATCCCTGCTCCAGTTGCGGCGACGGTGCCGCGGCGGCAGGTGATGCGTCCGCGCCATTCTTCGGCGGCTCGGGCATCATGCCTCCGGGCGGCGGCGGGACTGTAGCGGTTGCGGCCATTGCTACGCTAAACCGCCTTCCGCGCCATTTTCGGCGCTTTGCCGTGACCCTTGACGTGGGTGTCTTTCATGTCGGAGTGGAGTTTGAGTCCAGGGCCGCGCTTGCCGTGGTTGGCGATCTTGGTGCCCATGATCTTGGCGTGACCGCCACTGCCGGATCTCTTGCCGTATGCCATCTGTGACCTCTCGTCGGTAAAGTAGAAGGGGTGGGATACGGTCGCTCCCGCCCCTGACCTCGGGTGATCCGTAACTCGGAGACAGGCTGCGAAGGGAGTTGCCGACGCAGTGTCGTTGCCGGGTTAGGAGCGGTTACTTTTTGCCCTTTTTGTGCTTCTTTTTGCGGTCGGCGACGCGGCCGAAGCCGAGGACGCCATTCAGGTTGGACATGTGATGTACCTCCGATCTTAGTTTCGGATTCCGCCTCAATGACAAAAGGCCCACCGACAGCCGAAGCCGCCGATGGGCCTTCTGGTAGAATGCCACGCGCCGTGTGCGTTGCAATCCCAGCAAGAATCCCGTCTGCGCTCATTCTGCGCAGAACGGAAATGAGATGTCAAGGGAATTCGTTACGGGCGGTCGTTGAGCGTCGCGCGTTCTTCGAATTCCGCGTGCGTCGCGCAGCCCTGCGTGAGGTTGATGGTCAGCTTTCCGGTTGCGTGTTCGTCGGTCAGAGTGAGGAGGATGTCGGCGACGAAGGAGATGAGATCGCGGCGGAAACGCAGCCACCTGCGCGCGCGGACGACGAAGGATCGGGCTTCGATGGCGTAGTCGGGGATGGACGCGGAGGCCATCTACACCACTCTTCCGCCGCCAGCGGACTCGGTGATCGTAGAGCGACCGTCAGGCTTCTGCTTGAGCGCGGGGGCCTCTTGGCCGGATGGCGGCCTGCCCTCCTGCTCCTTGCCGCCAGCCGCCGCGCCTGCGGCATTCATCTGGCCGCCTTCGGTCAGCGTCATCCCGAGTTCTTTCATCTGCGCGGCGAACATTAAGTTTTCCTTCTGCTCCTGCTGGAACTTCTCGCGGACGGTAGAGCCGGGGATGTTGCCGTAGTTGGGCAGCGACCATGCGTCGGCGATGGTCTGCGAGTCGATCTGCACGCCGGCCTTCTTCAACTGGATCATGCCGAGCTTCATGGACATCTGCGTCATTTCGTGGAGAGAGCGCGGCGTGATCAGGAAGCGTAGGTTCGATGCGAACACTTTCGCCCGCGCATTCCGGCCATGCTTCGACTCCTTCGGCTTCTCCGAGGTGCCAGGGTCCTCGCCAGGGAGATGCGAGGGGATCATCGAGTCCGGTTTGTAGTCGAAGGCTTCGAGGGTCATGCCGTCCTCGCCAACGACCTGCATGATGCGGGCGGGAGGGACGTGTTGGAGGACGAGGAATTTTATTTGGTCCGCGAGTTCGCGCATCGGAGGTTCCATCGACCGCGACATGTCCTCGATGATGGGGCCGTTGGCTTCGAGCAACTTTTCTAGGTCGTCGCCAGCCATCCGCGCCTTCGCCAGCGCGATGACATCCTTGATCGCGT